ATTGCCCCTCAAGATGGGTGATGATGATAAGACTGAATACAAGACAGTGCAATACGATCAACTTCATGGATTAATGATTGAAGCAATCAAAGAACTTAAAGCTGAAATAGAAGAACTAAAAGCGAGGTAACTTAGATGGCATTAACATCCAGTGGGCAGATAAGTCTTAACGACGTTAACGTAGAGCTTGGAAATAGTGGTACGGCTCAGATTGGTTTAGGCGATACTGCTGTTCGTAATCTGTTTGAGATTTCATCTGGGGAGATTGAAATGGCCGATGGTTATGGTAAATCTTCACAGATATTGCCTACGCAGACATACACGTCTGATTCAAACAGCTTTCAAGACGTTGCCGCAAACAATGGTGGGACTGTTTATACTAGAAGTTTAACATTTAGTGGTTGGACACCCCAAGCTGGTGATCTTGTTGTTGCTGTTGGTTGGGCTTATGCACACGCTGGTCAGCAACCAAGCACTAATATGACAACTATCTATCATGCTTATGGTGGGGTATGGGATAATGCAGGATATGGATTTAAGCCTTCATATGCAATAAGTTATCGCATTTGCAATGGCAATGAAAGTAACACAATAGATGTAGTTAGGGGTGGTGCGCATCAATCGGTTCGAACAAACATTGGCGGCACTCTTATTGGTGGTCATAGTATTATGAGTGGAGCAGTATTCAGATACTCTGATGCAATAACAGGTGTAAGTACAAGAAATGTTGATAATACTTTTCCTATAGAGCCAAATGGTACAACAAACAGTGTAACTAGGGTTCTGAATAACAGTAGTATTAGCCAGCCTTATATTGATGTTTGTGATAACGGAAATCATGGTTCTGTTCCAGCGGCAAACAGACCTACTAATTATTTTAGCAACATGACTAATGCATTTGAAGTTGATAGAGGGAGTGGGACTAGCAACGGTAACGGCAGTACATGTTTTAGACCAAGTAACGGCAATGAGAATATCACTTGGACTTCATACCCACACGGCGGAACTGGCGGAGCTGGAAACGAAGTTAAGTGTGGCAGATTTTCATCAACATTATTATTGAGTTTTTAAAATGACAGATCAAATTTCACAAATTGTAACTTTTTCATCATACGCTGAGGCTGTGCAGAAAGTATTGCTTGATATAATAGACCCGAACTTGGCTTCAGGAGATGGTCAAGTTTCATATGACTGGGTTGTAGGCAATCTTAATTCTGGTCAAGTAAATCAGCTTATTAAATTGATGGCTGGCGGCGGTTAGGAAAATAACTAGATATTGTTCAAAACGGCTAAAATATGCTATAGTAACAGCAACTTATAAAATGAGGTAAATATGCCACTAATACCATTAGACATCCCTGCTGGCATTTACCGAAACGGTACTGAACTACAGGCATCTGGGAGATGGCGTGACGCCAACTTAATTAGATGGGTTGATGGCACAATGCGTCCAATGGGCGGTTGGCGTACTCGGTCAGACACGGCGGCTAATGCTAAAATTCGTGGTTTGATTACTTGGATTGCAAATGACCAAGATCGTTACATTGCTGGCGGCACATATAATAAACTTTATACTTGGACATCTCAGGGTGTTCGCCACGACATAACACCAGTTGGATTGACTGCTGGACGTGAGGACGCCGAGGCATTTACAGGATATGGGGGTAGTTACTTTGGGAAATATGCTTACGGCATAGCTCGTCCAGACACAGCGAGAATACAGCCTGCAACAAGTTGGTCATTAGATACTTGGGGTGAATACCTTGTAGCGTGCAATGAAGATGATGGAAAAATTTATGAGTGGCAATTGAGTAATTCTACAAAAGCCGCAGTATTATCAAATGCACCAACAAATAATGAAAGCATAGTTGTAACTGAAGAGCGATTTTTGTTTGCACTAGGCGCAGGCGGAAATCAGCGTAAGGTGCAATGGTGTGATAGGGAAGACAGCTCCACATGGACGCCAGCCGCAACAAATGAAGCTGGTGATTTAGAGCTTAACACAAGTGGCAGAATTATGGCTGGCATACGTGTCCAAGGCCAAACGCTAATATTAACAAGTAATGACGCTCACGCCGCGACTTACATTGGAGCGCCATACGTTTACGGCATTGAGCGTGTTGGAGCGAGTTGTGGCCTAATAGCAAACAAAGCTATAGCATCAGTTGATAAGGGTGCATTCTGGATGGGAAACCACTCATTCTATGCATATGCAGGCGGAGCAGTACAGCAGATAGAAAGCGAAATATCAGACTATGTATTCTCTGATATAAATCGCGCACAAATATCAAAAACTTTTGCAGTGACAAACAGCACATACGGCGAAATATTCTGGTTCTATCCATCTGGGTCATCTATAGAAAATGACAGATATTGCGTTTACAATTACGTTGAGAATACTTGGTATATTGGCGAGCTAGGCAGAACTGCTGGATTTGATATGGGTACATACCGACAGCCAATATGGGCAAGCGCAGAAAACAACAAGTTATACGAGCATGAGGTTGGCTTCAATTATGACACGCTTACACCATTTGCTGAAAGCGGATCAATCGCACTAGGCACTGGTGATAATGTAATGTCAGTTACAGAAATGATCCCAGACGAGAAGACGCAAGGCGACGTGACAGTTACATTTAAGACAAAGTTTTATCCGAATGGCACTGAAAGATCATATGGGGCGTTCTCCATGTCTAATCCAACTTCATTAAGATTTACAGGCAGGCAAGTTAAACTCAGGATTGAGGCGGCTAATTTAACAGATTGGCGTGTTGGCATAAATAGACTTAATGTTACATCTGGTGGGGCAAGATGAGCGAACAGCCACAAAAAGCTCCAGACGTTATTGGCAATGATTGGCGCACATGGGGTCGAAGGCTTGTCCAGCATTTATCACAAACCAGATCTGCATTGGTTCAACAAAATGGTGGAGAGAATGCGGCAGATGACGCAACTCTTATGTGGGATAGAGTTAACCTATACCCAATTATAAGTAGATCAGGCGCTTTTCGTGAAATTATATTAAAGAATGCAATTCCTGCGTCTAGTGTGGGTGTAGCTGGAGATAAAGCTGGATTAATATCTTGGGATGCATCATATATCTATGTATGCACTGCGGCTCACAATGGGTCAGCTCACATTTGGAAGCGTGTTACATTAACAGGTGGATCATGGTAATTGATGAATTAATTGAAAACTGCAAAGAATGGATTGAAGCCGCATTAGAGTATTCTGGCGGCACTCACGATTTTATTCATGTAGTAGAAGGTATTAAGTCAGGCACAATGCAACTTTGGCCTACGCCAAGGGGGTGCATAGTGTCTGAAATTGTGGTATATCCTAAATTGAAGCAATTAAACATATTTCTTGGTGGCGGCGAATTGGATCAAATAATGGATATGCACACTGACGTAATTAACTGGGCAAAGGCTCAAGGGTGTTCAGCGTTAACAATGACAGGTCGCGCTGGATGGAAAAAACCACTATCGGATCATGGCTGGGATCAGCTTCATTCTTCGTATATTAAGGAGCTAACATAATGTCAGGCGGAAAAGGTGGTTCAACCACATCAGAAGTAACAGTACCAGAGTACATCGAAAATGCGGCAAAAGCTAATTTAGCAAAAGCAGATTTAATATCCCAAGTTGGTTATACACCATACTACGGCGCGGATGTTGCGGCTTTTAATCCAATGCAACAGGCGGCATTTCAAAATACGGCTGATACTGCAAATGCATTTGGCATGGCTACACCGACAAGCGGTACTGATATTATGGGCAACATGGGTGCGCCACAAACTTATGCAAATGGTGTGACAGGTTATTCATCAGCTCCGATGTTCCAAGATGCAGTGGATACATTAGGTTATTTTAGACCAAACCAAAAAGCGGCAATTGATAGTTTTTTTGTAAACCCTAATGCTGGATTTTCATACAATGATCCATATAATGCTGGAATTGGAAGTGGCGTTAGTTTAGAAATGCAAGGTCAAAACCCTAGCTTCAGAGCTAATACCACAGACTATGGAGCTAACAGCTCATATTACCCAGCTCCAATGAGTGGCGATCTTGGAGGCATTAACATTACTGGTAGCTTACAGCCACAATATAAAGAAGGGTATGATCCAAATTTAGCGCCGCCAATATTCCCTATGCCAAGCGCACCAATAAATGGAGATCTTGGGA